TTATCCTTTGTTTCAGTATCGGAAATATCTACATTTCTCCATATAGGATTATTTACATCTGTATACTCTAAATCAGTAATCCTGTTTCGTGGCTGTGCAATAGTAGTTTTTGTATCTGTTGCCCTTGGCATAACATTGATATTATTTTTATAATTATCCACCGCCGACATACCATTGTTATTGATGTTCACATTCGCTGTATTCACAGGATACTGTGAACCATACGGCAACATTCCCATATTCGGAATATTTGCATACTGATTGTTTGCCACTGTCGGCAATGTCGTTCCCGATGTTGCATTTTCTGTTGTATTCCCTCTTACAGATGATTTTATTCCGTTTCCGATATACTCTACTCCGCTATTTAAAACGCTGAATAAGGCATCTGAAATAGCATTTTGTACCACTTCATTCCAATTAATCTTGCTGTCCTTATCATATACTGTATCGGCTAAACTATCGGCTACCGTTCGTGCCGCGCCGGCTAAGCCTGAACGCACAGCATCCCATGTCAATGCACCGAGAGTTGACGGAGAATAATATTTATAGCCTATGTCTTTTAAGCCGAATATGATAGCATTTTTAGCGTTGCTATCTAACGAATTTAACGCCGACATAAGTTCTCCTTGCGTTCCGTTTTTAGCAAGGTTAAAGAAATCCTCGTACCCTATCTTTTTAGCGGCATAATCAAGAGTACCGGATACCAAGCCACGACCCAAAGCTTCTGTTGCTGTTTTGCCCTGTTTTGCAAGGTTATATGCTTTACTTCCGGCTGTGTTTGTTGCCATTATTGCAGTTGGTAACATCGGATTGATAACCGCTGTCGGCAATGTTAATGCCATACTGCCAAGAGATATTCCTATGTCACTTGCTGTTTGTAATGGTTTTGGTAAACCTGCTTTCGCTCTATTCTGATTTTCTTCAGCTTCTTGATATAACCTATAACCTAATGTATTTTTACTTGTAGTGTTTCCAAATGAATACTGTGGATTATCAAGATTATATGTATAATCGTCAAGTGCAGATCTAATTCCTTGAGTTTTTACTTTGTTTTGCCAATCAGTTAGTGATTGTTTTGCTGTGCCTGCCAACATAGCACCACCTGCAATAGTTTTGCCGATTGCCGCCGCCGCTCCATAGTCAAGTCTTTTATTCGTCACCGGCTGTGCATCTGCTGCTTTTTTCGCATAAGTGTTGCTTGCGTTTATATTAGCTATATTGATTTTATCTGCTAAGCTTGCTTTTGGTAATGCCGATAAAGTTGTGGTACCACCATTCCAAGGTTGCGGTCTGACTGTTGATGTTGGTTTTACTGTTGTCGCAACAGCACTTTTAGCAAACGAGTTATTCGCTCTGTCGTTTGCAAGCTTAACCCTTTCCATGAGTGATAACTTTGGTGTTGTTTCTGAAGCTTTGGGTAATACAGACGTTGTTTCGGTTTTAGAAGTTTTGGAAACGGAAGGCGTACCCGAAGATACGCCATTTGTTTTTTTATTTACAAAATAATTAGAATTTTTAGTAATTGCCTCATTAGCTTTTTTCTGCTCTTTTCTTAACTCATAATCACTTTTCCAACCCATTTAATCACCTCGTACTTTTACTTCTTATATGACCTTACTTCGCTTGAAGTATCGTATGTAGGCATATACCAGTATTTATTGTTTGCTTTTACATAATCCCAAGCATTATCTATATAACTTTCGCCATAGCCTGCTGCTTCCCATAATGACATCATTTTATAAGCAGCATCTTCACCACTTTTGTTATAAGCCTTTTCTAATTTTTCTATCATTGAAGTGGTAACCTTAGAGCCTTTTTTAGAACTGCCTGAAGAACTTGATCTTCTTCCAGAGCTGCCGTTAGCTTTTTTTGAGTTTGTAAGCTTCCTTCCCTGATTTGTAAGTAACTGACCTTCATATTTAGCCTGATTATATTTTGCTTCTAAATCTCTCTGCTGTTTTAAGTATGTCATATCCATTCCTGTTAATTCACCGAGTAAATCATAATCACCATATTTATATGCCATTTCGATTTGCTGGTTCATAGCTTCGTTCTGTGCTTGGTCAATAGCCGCCAATCGATTAGCTTCGTCCTGTGCTTTCTGATAGGCAAATTGCTGATCCCACTGATTTTTAGCAAGGGTAAACTCCGCAAGCCATTTATTATAGCTGTTCTGTGCATCTGCCGCCTGCATCTGTAATGACAGTGAGTTTTGAGCAAGCTGCGAATACATATTAGCTTTTTCCATATTGCCCTCTGCAAGTGCATTAGCTTCTGAAATCTTAAGCTGATTAACCGCATTGGTAAACGTATTTTCCGCACTGTTATAGTTTGACATATAATCACTCTTAAGTCCTGCGAGTGTGCTTTCTGCAACACCACCATTAATGCCCATTGCTTGCATTTGTGACGGTGCATTATTTAATGACAGCATATAATTGATATAGTTTGCTCTCTGCTGCTTCTCGTTATCGTTTTCGAGTAATCTCTGCTGTTCTCTGTACTGTGATGATAACGCCGCATTTCGTTCCGCTACTGCATCTTCATAGTTCGCATATATATCGTCCATCTGGTTTCGTATATCGTCCTTTGTAAGACCGACATAACCATTTGTATTTGCTCCGTACTGTGAGTAAATATCATTTAAGTTAGGTGTGGTAGGGTTATTGGGGTCTGCACTACCGCCCATTAACTCACCCTGTCCTGCAAACTGTAAACCCTTGTTATAAGCGTTCTGTATTCCGTTTCCGTTATATGCTATATCTGCATATGGATTTTTATAATCCATGCCATCACGACCGCTTAAAAAGCCTAACTGCATATTAGTCTGATCGTACATATTACCAAACTGATTATCTGCTGTGTATCGTCCACCATCTGTGCCGTCACCAAAGCCGGAATATAAACCATCACCTGTCGAAGTACGTCCATAGTTATAACCGTTTCCGGTAAGCGAACCGGTGCCGTAGGTTGACGAATGAGCGAGCTTCGAGTTAGGTGCTACCTGTCCACTTGCTATTGCATCATGTAAAGCCTGATTATAGTTCGTTGCGTTTGAATATGTGGTCTTATAAGTACCGTCCGGCTGTTCCCATGTGAAAGCTGTCTGACGGGTTGTATAATAGCCTGTCGGGTCTGCATAGCCTTTTGTTCCATCATAATCTATACTCTGCTGTAAATTTCTTATCTGTGAATCAGAGGGATTATATGAGAACCTATTGCTTGCATTTCCACCGTCCTGACCTATTACATAATTATCCTGTGAAATATTACTCTTTGTGCCATTAAAATTTCCTGTGTTCTTGTAATTAGAGAAATCGTTATCGGTTAAACCTCTATAATTAAGGTTTTCGCCTTTTATCTTTGCATTACGTTCCGCATTAAGCCGGTTTATTACGTCCTGACTTGCTCCACTGTTGATTGCTTTCTGTATCTCGGAAGCATAGTCTCTGTTTTTGTTATATGTCGGAATATTTGATATTCCGCTACTGTTCGAACTGCCGGAACTTGTATTTGCATTTCTATTCTTACGCTGGTCAGCCGTTACTGTAACACTTTGTCCTGCCATAAAAACACCTCCTTACTTAAGTGCTCTAACAATCATTGCTGTCACCTGTTCCCTTGTTGCAAATGACTGCGGCTGTGTGCCGTCTGTTATGCCTAATTCTTTGGCTTTTTCGATTTCCGATTTAGCCCAATTACTACACGCTTTTTTTGAGCGTTCAGCTAAATAGTTGTCCATCATTTTATTAAATTCTGCCTGTGTCATTTCCTCAGCCTCCTTTACTGGTGCTTTCCAATTCTGCGATACTTCAAAGTGTGGATAGTCCGGCGAGCTTTCCCAAGTACCGCCCCACGTTATCCCCAATTTTGCGGCTATTTCTCCACATCTTCTTAAAACTGACATATTGTAAAGGTCTTTTCCTTTACAAGCTATATCCCACGCCCTTCGGCTGGTGTGACGGCTGTGCTTAGTCCATGTCACTACGTTTAATCTTTTGCCGTTGCTATCCCAGAGCTTTGTTCTGCCTTGCTCATATAGTTCGTTCTGTCGCTCCTGTGAACGGTATGTTTCGGTTATGAATATATCAAGCCCAGACTTTTTACATTCATTTAAAAAAAGCCTACAAGCCGCCTGTGCGACGGCTGTAAGCTCGTTGATGTCCCTGCAAGTCATATAATCACTCCTTGTTTATCAAATTTCTAAACATTTCATAAAGTCCTGTGCTTGCAAGACCGCTAAAAAGACCGCCTAAAAGGATTTCAGCGGTGAAAACTCTGTTTACCCATACATTTATTAATACGCCTACTATTCCCATGACAAGCGGAATAAAGCGGTTAATATTGTCATTAGGTACAATGTTTTTAATTATGTAACCAAGGCATAAACAAATGCCAACAATAAGCGGTATAGCAAAGTTAGTTAAAAATGTAATATCCATACTTCATCTTCCTTTCTGCTGTTCAAGTTTTTCCAAATCGTCAATTCTATGATTAGCTACTTTCATCTGTTCCTCAAGAACCGGCACACGTTTTGCAAAATTATTATGCTCTCTTACCTCCCTTGTAAGTTCTTTCAGTTTTGTGTCTGTTACCGCTTGTGACTTACTATTGGCAATCAGTACGCCAAACAGTGTTATTGCCCCTGTTATAAGTGCCACTATTATATTTTCCATACAACCCTCCACTTATTTTCACCTCTTGTCATTTAGTATTCCTTCAACTTAACCTTCAATTCTGCCGCACTTTCTATACGTGTATAATGTGGATATGACTTAATCGCCTTGTAAGCGGCAAGCTCTGCGGCTGTAAGCGGTGTTTCAATGGGTGTGGCGAGAACTCCACATACTTCAAATGGCAATAACGGTGTTAGATATGATTTAAGTGTATCTACTGTGTAATCAGTATTTTGGGGCGGTGATATGTATAATCCTGTGGTGTTGACTGCACCTACCCATTTTAATGGTTGTGGCTTTCCCCAAGCAAAATAAGATGCAATAGCGATTATACTTTTCACGTTTCCGGAACCATAACCAGAAAGAATAGTCCAGTCCACATATCTTCCTTTCAATTCTGTTTCCTGAAGTCTATCAAGAGTTTTAACAGTACTTTTCTTAACTCTCTGTACATATACCCCACGTTCAAAATCTACCTCATCACATATCCATTGCTGCCCCGTACTATCTGTATAATTACCGCCGGTGTCAACAGGTATGCCGCAAAGTCCATTAGGTGTATTGATTGTAAGCGTTTGGCTATTGCCGTTATTGTCTGATACCACCACATCTACACTCCCACCGTCACCTATGCTATTGATAGGAATAGGATTTTCTGGACTTGGGACACCATTCTGCGTACTTTTTCCATATACCTTAAGTCCCAACTCTGCACGATATGTATTTTCTGCCACTATATCTGTGCCTTGATATTCATGCTCTTTTGCATGGTAGCGATTGTTGCCATGCAGCAATAACATATTATCACTTATCACGCAATCACCGTCCTTGACCAGTTGTAATAACTGCCATCATACAAAAACGTATACTGATACATACCACCTGTTGGCAAGTCCATATAGTCATAGTCGTAAGCTTTCTTGCTGTTTTCCGGCAGTGTTATATCTAAGTCTGTCTGTATAAGTCCGACCGCTCCGTTATACACGTTACCTATACTTACAAGGTCAGCAGTAAGCTTGATTTTGTCAGCCGCCGAATAATCCCACACACCATCATCAACAATCACAAAACTCTCATATCGTTTAGGTTTATTAATTAAGTCGTTATAACTGCCTGTTGTTGCGACAGTGGCAAGCTGCAAGATGTTAAGCAGGTAATCCTTAGACGGAGCAACAAGCTGTATGTCAGTCAACCATACCCAAGTAGGATTACTTAACGCCGTACCATCTATTGCCGTTGTATAGTACATATAAGCAGATTGTACATCACCCAGCACAAAACAAATGTCCTTTTCTTTGGGATTTGCGATAGCTCGCATCTCATCAATAGTCTGTGCAATGTATATTGTTGGCATTAAGCCTATAAGCTTACGTTGCTCTTCGAGGATAGCCCGGCTTTCCACAATCATTTCCGACACCTCTGTTTTATCTGTGCCGACCTGTACGGCGAGTTGTTTTGTCGTAGTTACGTTAGTGTCGGTCTTATCCTTGTTGAGTGAGGCTGAATTGGCTTGTTCCACAGCAGTGTCTTTTGCTATTATTGCATCGTTTTTGGCTGCAACAGCTTCATTTTTTGCAGTGATTGTATCTTGCTTCGCAATCAAAATATCACTTTTAGCATTTAATACAATTTCTTTATCCGCCGAAACTTGATTAGCAGTATCTACCACTGTATTTTTTGCGTTTTCAGCTGTTGTAGCTGACTCTATTGCTTTATTTGACAAGTTGGTAGCTGTCGCAATCTGTCCCTCGACGCTATCCTTAGCTTTACTCGTTTCAACTGCAAGAGCTTTTGTTTGAGATAAAAACTCATAGGTTTGCTGTTTATTGTTTTCAGCGTATTTTGCGTGTTCTAACGCCTCTTGCTCTGACTTTTCTGCGTTTAATGAGTATGTCTGAGCAAGGTCAACATACCCCTTTATCTGCTCGGTTGATACATTAAGATACTGTGCTGTATCTGTCTGCATAACATAATAGTTATCATCTTGATTAATATTCGGAGCATTGCCGGTAATTATCTCGGTCGCAACTGTTTTTCTTATGGGAATTTTTGTATAGATTGTTTTTGATACACTTTTATCTTTAAAATTTAACTGCGCTTCATACAATATGTTTTTATTTCCATCAAACGATAGTGTGTCCTGTTGTGTACATGGGACTATAAACGCTCCATCCAGATATTTAACTGCACCGCTGTTATCCGCTTGGTACTTTTTCTGCACTAATGGTGTTTCGTCGATACCGATACTAAACGAAAATATAGCATTATCAATAAGAGTAATATCCATATCCTTTACACTGGTTTTGATTACGCAAGTGCTACCCGGTATAATTGCCATATCATCACCTCCATAAAAAAGGGCGGATTGCTCCGCCCTAAATCATCTTACTTAAGCATTGAATATATCTCATGTAAAAGAGTATAAGCAAAATAATCGCTTCTCTGATTTGGGTGGTCTACCTTTGAACCGTCTTTGTTCGCAGAAATATAGAACTTATCGCCCTTGTTAGATACTAATACATAGTTCTCACCGATACCCCAAATATCATAAGCCTTGCCGCCGATACAAGGCTTGCCAATCTTTGATGTAACCTCGTCTGTTACAACAAACTTGCCGTATACGCTACCTGCAATATCGGGATATTCCGATACCTTAAGCATACCCGACTTTGAGAGATAGCAGAATACAACTCCGTCATCAGGGATAGCTGCCTTTTTGCCGTCTTTATAAATAAAATCGTGATGTCCGTCTGCCTGTGTTGTTTTCATTTTAATAAGTTTTTTCATATAAATTTCCTCCTAATAAAAAAGAGCTTCTGCTCTGTGGTATTGTTTTAATTTAATATGTTTCGATAACTTGATATTCTACATGTGCTATATAATTTGTGGTAGCAGTTTCAACACGTAATTCTGTAGTTGATGCTATAGTTGCCCAAGGATTGTGATAATCTCCACTACCTCTATAAATATAACCACTTACTAATACAAACATTTTATCAAGATTCGTAAAGCCTACTAATGATACGGTTTTAACTCCGGTTTTATCATTATCTTCAACCGTTCCTCGCTGTATGTGTCTTATTACTCCGGTCTGTGCAGACATTAAATTTAGTATCTGATTGAGCATTTCAAGAACAGTAGGGTCCGAAGCAGCTGACGAACCTAATATGTTATGAATAATAGATAGTCCATCTATACAGTCACCAGTTCTTGATACTACTGTCGTTAGCTGCTCTATCAGCTTGTTTAGCTTCGCAAATACTGTACCCTCTGTTGCTGAGCCGCCAGTTTCGTTTGATTGATCACCTATTCTGTTAGCCGTATTATAACCTATGGCTCTAATCTCCTGCGAAGTTGCCTCCAAAGCTATGTATTTCTTTTCACCTGCCATTATGAAATTACCTCCTTATAATAAAGCCCACCATTATCAACGCCTAAAATGAATACCTTGCTTGTAGTGTCATCAATGAACTTAATATCGTTGCCATGTAAATTAACGTCATTTTCAAGTGTATAACCATTAATTCTTCTCGATGATGGAACACCACCACTTATAACATTGTCGTCAACATATTTCTTTGTTGCAGGGTTATAGGGATTTGTTGGGGTATATGGGATTGTATTTGTTTTAGACAATACATCAGATGCACTAACAACATCGTCAAGCTTTGCTTTATCTTCATTTGTGTAATCATTAGTTGATAATTGTTTGCCATTAGATAAATCTGTCGCCAAATTTGTAACTACACGTTTATCTTCATCTGCATAATCATTTGTTGTAAGCGTTTTACCCATATTAAGCTCATCTTTGATAAGTGTTACAGTACTTTTTTCGACTGTGGTGTAATTGTTATCAGTCAGTACTTTTCCGGCTCTTAATGCTGTTTTTAAATCTTCAACGGCTTCTTTATCAGCTGATATATAATCAAAAGTTGATAACTGTTTACCCTGTACCTTGTCCACCTTAGTGTTTAAATCATTAGGTAAATTATCAAGCTGTGCTTTATACGCATTATTAAAGTCATTCTCTGACAGTCCCTTACCTGTTTCTTTCAGCTGGAATGTTTTATTAACTGCGTCCTGTGCTTCTGCTATCTCGTTTACCTTAGGAATTACCACATCAAGCGAAAGTTCGTCAAACGCTCGCTGTGCATCACTGACAGATAGACCTAATGGGTTTGGTTTAACACGAATACCTTTATTGGCATAATCTGTCGGCTGTATTTTAGGCAATGCCATTATTTATCACCCCTTATAATTTCCGTTTTCCGTAAACTCTGTGCCGATTGCATATAAACCAAACGGCTCGTTAAGTTCTTCGTTTCTGAATGAAAAACGCACTTTGTCTATCTTCTTAATTCGTATTTTTGTGCCTATTGTTCTCGGTGTGGCATCGGATGAGAAGTTTATCTTACCGAAATCAACATATGAGAAGTCAAAGTATCTTGCTTTAGCTCCACTGTTGAATAATCTCTTCCACATGCCTTTTACCTCTGCCCACGCTTCATAGCTTGTATTGATAGCCGGTGCTATCTGTGCCGATAGGTAACGGAAGTTTTTCTTTTTATAGAATATCTTTCCGTCAATAGCGTTTGTGTCCCAACGTGCTTTTATAGCTTTTCCGTTATCGTTATAAGCCGTTTGCTTTGTTTTATCCGTATAAAACTTCATTATTTTTCCGTCATATGTACCAAAGCATAATGCCTCATCTTCTACAAACAAATAACTTATATTGGGTATATCCCAGTAATAACACTCGTACTGAAACGAAGAAAGCGGACTGTTTTTTTCATAGACCTTTTGCAAGCCGTCTAACAGATATACTCGGAGTGGTGTAGCAAGTACATAAAAATCCTTGTAAACAACCGCACATGAATGTTCAAGGTCTTCATCGGCTAATGCACCATTGATATAAAAAGAACGGTTCTGTGTGTATTTCTCGCCTGTTATATCCTGTGCTGTTATAGCGTATATCCCCTGTCCGGTTGCGAATAAGCTTTCATTAAGATATGCGAAATTATCTTTTCCGACAGCTCCTACACCCTGAATAACATTAACAATACGGAATGACGGTCTTATAACTCCATTAAGCGTTGTATACTCACCGTATCGCATAATAACGTTACGTCCGTCTTCGCCTACTGATTTATGCGTTGCAAGGTAGTTACCAACAAGGGAATACCCAACTATCTCATTGGTATCAAGCCCGATTGTTGAATAGCTCAAGTCGCCGAAGAATGTAAAATCTTCAAAAGATGCCATTTCCGGTCTATCGTCACTGTCATATGATATAGTGCTTTTATATCCGCTGAACCAATCTCTATTCGGGTAATCCGGATTACCGCCGACAAACAAACGGTCTGTTGCACCGTTTACACCATATACAATAGATATTGTGCATTTGTTAATCATATCGGCATAACCGGCAATAACCTTTGAAGCCGTTATTCTGATGTTATCTCTACTCTTTACTGTCGGTGCTTCCGGTGCTGTTCTGAATGTTACTGTGCCAAGCTCTAAATTAGTTGTATATTTAGATGCCGCAACAGTTACCCAGTCACCATCACTGTTCATTTGCTCTACAAGGTCAACCGACTGTATGCTATCCGATGATAACTGATATATCTTTGTTGTTCCGTCAGCAATGAACATATTGATAAACTTAGGCTGTATTAAGTTATATTCCTGATACTGTTGTCCTTCGCCGTTTGGTGTTCGTGCGATAGACACAATAGGCACTGTTGCTATCTCGCTTACCTTCTTAGCTGTATAGTTTGTTTCGCTGTTAAATTTACCGACTACAAGATATGTTTTACCATCAAGTATATATAACCTACCGCCTATCTCCCATGCTTTTGAACGGTTAAAACCGACATCTTGCATATCTGAATACAATACAGTAGTACCCATATAAAGTTTTGATCCGGCATGAACTATACGGTCTCCGTTTAAATGAAAAACGCCGTGTATAAAATCATCATACTCGGTATCCAAGTAATAGCCCATTCGCTTTCTTACCTTGCCGGGAACATCTCTTATCATATTAGGTGCTTCAGGTGAACGGCTAATATCAACATTAGAGGCGGCATTTGTAAGGTCTACACCCTTAAAGCTTTCTATTTTTGTTACAGTTCTTGCAACCTGCGATGGCACACTTAACTGTCGCATTTAATACCACCCCTTTGTGTTGATAAACTCGTCATAGCCTGTCCCTTTAAGCCTGTTTGCTGTTGCTTTTGCATCTTCAAGCAGTGCCACGAACTCATTCCAGTAAACAGTCGAAGTAGATATATCATCATCTTTATATAACTGAGAAGCCATAAACCATGGCAATAAAATAGCCACCTCCGGGTATAAAGGTAGCTCATAATTATCTTTTGTATTTTCTGTTATCTCATCGGGATAGGCATTATAATACACTGTCCATTTTCCTTTGATAGCACCGTCTATAAGCAAAACGTTATTGTGTTCGACATTATAATTTCCCGCTTTGCCGTAGTTTCCGTATTCGTCTTCAAAATATACTTCTATATTTTCAAATGAATAAAAATCATACGCAAGCTCTTTAAAGTCATAACGCTGTATTCCTGTTTTTGTCCCGTCCTGCTCAAGCTGGTACGACATATCAATATGCCGTACCGCTGTCGCAATATAGTTTAAACAAGCATTAGCCGCACCCGGCATAGCTGCTATATACGGTGCTGTATTATCATCAACGACAATGCTTGATGTATCGTTGGAAAACATCTTTTGCAATGTGATTAGTTTTACGTCATACCAACGCATACTACCACCGCCTTATGCTAATGCTGTACCTGTAAGACCTTCGCCGCAAATAGCAATACCTCTCCAGTTGTTGAAACCTGCACCGAATCTTGCTCTGCCTTTCCATACGTTAGCATCTGTATTAGGGTCAATATCTGATTTAACAGTAAGTCCAAGTCTGTCTACCCAAGGTAAAGCCATATAGTCCTGATTAAACTTACTGTCAAGCATAATGAAATAAGGTTTATCACTTGTGCCAAGTCCTTTAGGGAGATAAGGCCATACAAGCACATTCCAAAGTCCTACCTGAAAGTTAATCGCATTGTTAGATGATGTTGCGTCAAGCTCTGAACCGATAGCCGCAAATACAGCTCTCTTTAATGCACCGTTATTAGGGATAATGATTGTATCAGGTGCAACATTAAGAAGATTGCCGTCATCGTCTGTAAACATCTGCATTTTCTCCTGCATAGTGTCCATAACAGACTGTGAGAATGCACCGGTAAAGATGTTACTCTGTGCTTTTGTACCCTTAGTAATTGAAGGGTGCGACTGTGAGAAAAGTGCTACACCGTCAGCTGTTGTTGTGTCGTATTTCTTGCCTGAAATAGTTGTTGTTGTACCGATACCACCGGCAAGCATTGAAGCTGCGAACTTTTCTCTCGTTCTGTTAAACGATGTTGCGAAGATGTTAGCCTTTGACTTAATCTTGCCATACTTAGCATCTTCAAGCATTTCCGCAGTTACTTCGAATTTGTTCTTCCATGTAGTAGGTGTAATGGTCTTTTCATAACCTTCCTGCATTGATGTAACAGGATATGCACCGTTTTCTCCTACATCTTTAAAGTCTCCGAGTGATGTTTCCTGTGAATACTTCTCGGCAAAATTAGATGACTTGTCCATATAAAAAATCTTATCAATCATGGACATTTCCTTGAATGCTTCTACGTTTTCTTCGATAACTGCTTTGATGGGATCCTGTGAACGACCAAAAACGCTATCGTTTACACCGGAACCTTCCGAAAAAATAATTCCTGCCATTGTTTATCTCCTCCTTACGCTGCCACTGTTGCCGGTTTTGTGAAGTGTCCGACAACCGTTGAATTAGTTGTTGCTCCGTCTGTTTCATCAATTACAAATGGGCCGCCTACCGTTGCTGTGACTGTAAGTCCGTCTGTATGTAATTTAACTGCTGTGCCTACTGCTGTTGCCGCTACTGTTGCAGTTGATGTTGTTTCAAAATACATATAAGGCTGTACAGCAATAACAGGGAATAATCCTCTGTCATTCTTTACACCCATACAAATATGAGTTACTTCATCTGCCGCACCTGCTTTTGTAAGCTTTCCGCTTGATACTTTTAATGCTTCGCCGAGTGCTATTGTTTCGCCTGCTGTACCTTCCATGTATTCGACAGGTGCAACATCGGCTACGCCTCTTTTTGCTATTTTAAACATTAGTTCTTACCTCCATTTCTCTTTTTATAGTCATCTGCTATCATCTTGTCTGTCCAGTCAGGAAAGAAATTGCGATACTCTTTTGCAATATCGTCCGGAACTATTACATCTCCGCTTGTACCGCCTGAAACACTCTTTAAATGGCCTTTGCCGTTCGCCTGATTAATTGTAGCTTGTCGTACTCCTGCCATCTGTGCCTGTGCTATACTTTCTCTGTTCGTAAGATAGTAAGCATCGGCAACAGAAAGTCCCATTCGCATATAATCAGCCATTTTTCCGTTTATTTCGTCTGCTTTTTTAAATTTGCAATTTGAATATTCTTTATTAAGCGCATCAAGGTCTTTTTGTACTCGTTCCTTACCGCGTTCACTCCTTGCTCGTTGTTCTTCCTGCTGTATTCTTAACGCTGCTTCTCTTGCCGCCCTAATATAAGGATTATCACGCAAGCTGTTAACAATCTGTTCTTTGATGTATTTATCAAACTGTGCCCTTGAAGCTGTACCGTTTTGTATTGCCTCATATATATCATTGTAGGCATTATACTGCTGCTGTCGTTCATGTCTCTGCTGTTCTTCGGCAAACTGGCGTTTATATTCAAAAAAATCCTGTGGCGACTGAATAACTCTGCCGTTATATGGATTAATGCGATTTACAGCCTGTTGATACTCCTGTTCAAGACGTTCTCTATATGCCTGCTGTACAGCTGTTGGCTGTACACCCTGCGGCTGTGCAGGTTCGTCATTACTCTGTGTGGTATCATTATCGCCATCATCGGTATCGGTTTCTTCAACTTCCGGCTCATCCACATTATCAATGACTTCTTCGGTATTTCCTTCCTCGACAGTCTGTACATCTTCTGATTCATCATCAACGGTTCCGCCCAATCCCATAAATTCTTCTTCTGTCATTATTATTTATCCCCCTTTGCTCTAAGGTCGCCGCCTTTCTTTACAGTTGGCTTTTTGCTTGTGCTTTTAACGTCTGCCGAAACATACATAGCACTCTTATTTGTTACCTTGCCTTTGAGTGTATTTTCACCTTTACCCATATTCTCACCTCCTTTGCATAAAAATAAGGCATGTTTTACATCTTGCCTTAAAGATGAGATATGTATGGAGCACCGCCTTTCTACGCCATATCGGCGTCGGACTGTATGCTAACATCTCTTTCTATATTTTTGTTGTATTCGGGACACTGTTCATTACGGCATCTGTATATCATTTTGTACAGGCTGTCCGTTATTAACTGCCCCTTGTATACCTGCATTTCCATATTGCATTGACTGCATTTCATTAGGCATTCCCCCCATTTGCTGTTGTGCTTGTATCTGCTGTTCCTGTTGCTCCTTCATCTCTTGTAGCTGCTTTTTGATGTTTCCGGCATTGGGATAGTGGTATTTTTCGAGTGTTGACCAGTAGAGAATGCGTGTATTAATATCTGCCGCATCTCCAAAAGCACCGCTTTGATATGCCTCTTTCGTTGTATTCCAAAGCGATTCCCTATTCTGTGCAAGGTTATTGCTTGTATCAACTGAAAACAGAAAATCATCATTCCAATACAGTTCACCTGCTGCATCTCTTTCGAGAAACGCATAACGGTCAAATATTCCATACTCAATATCACCTATTGAGTTCTGATAATTAGTTGCTCTCGGCTCATCGGCATATGCAAGCATAAATTTAAACATTAGCTGGAATATATCCTGATATGCTGCTTGCTTCATTACTCGCTTGCTTTCTAATCGTCCGGCTGTTTGTGCCGCCGCAAACTGTTTAGCTGTTCCGGATTCTGCCGTCTTATCATTCCTGCCCTGAAAGCTATCCGTAATACCGATTGTTTCTCTTGCCGCCTGATATGCAATGTCCATAAATGTTAGGTCATTAGACACATTCGGCTGCATATTAAGAACGTCTATCATGCTCTTCTGTGCGGCATCTTCAAGCTCTATCACCTTAAGCTCTTCATCCGTTTTTCGCACATTGACTTCTCTCGGCAGTGTGACATATGAACCGCCTTTAAACAATTTCTCCTGTATCTTATCGCCCATCTTTTTAATGACTTCTTGCTGGTCACGAATACTGTCAACATCCGATGAACCTAATAGCGTACCGTTCTTAGAGATATTACGTCTTAATATGATTGGGTACTGCTTAAGCTTATACGCCGGTACTTCGTTAGGTCTTTCAGGCTCTATCAATACATTATCCATCATAGTCTCGCCATAATCACCTATTAACAGTTGTCCGTTATCGCCATACATCGGCATATCTTGATATACCGGCTCTTTCATCTGCGGAATTGTCTCTAATGCACCATCAGCCGTTAATATATCTATACTCCTATCAAGAGGAGTGCTATCCTGTGTTCGGTGCTCAAATGACTTACTATGACAGTGTGGACACTCTGCAACTTCTTCTGGAACTGTCGAGCCGCATTTTTTACAATACTTTAGGCGGCGTGCAAAGTAGTCTTCTAAGGCTTGTACCTCTGTATCTCCTACCCAACGATATACACCGATATTGCCGTTTTTATTTTTGTAGTATGCTGTAATCAACGTAACTAAGTCACTTGAGTTACTATCTGTCATACCGCCGTTGCTTCGGACTTCCGGGAACTCTTCTTCTTCCGTATATACATCAACATTATATACTCGCTTGATTTCTTTTTTTGTTGTACCTGTCAGGATAAAAATATAATCCATATCCTGTATTTCGTTTACTCCGGCTTGTGGTATTACCTGTCTTGGATGTAATAGCGTAACCTTAATACCGCCGATTGTCCTATGCGAATTACGCTCATTATCCCATTCGACAAGAAAGAAATCACCGCCTTGAATCGGTGTTGTTCTCTCGTCCATGTCGTTTATTACCTCGAACGGCAAATAATCAAGCTCATTTCTTAAAAACGCTTCTATTGTTGCCGCTCGTTCTTCATCTTCCTGTCGTTTTGCTGTTACCTTAGGGAGCGGAATAGAACTATCAACCTCCGCTTCTATTATTTCGCCGACTGCATTACGGACATAATTACTCTTTTTTGCTGATTTGCCGTTAATGCCTGCAACCTGCCGAGTACCGTTATATAATGCGTCTCTTTCGTCCATTAACTGCAACTCTTTCAGGTATTCGCTTCTATTTTTTTGTAGTCTGTCTTGCCATTTCTGCAAGTCATTTGTGTTATTATTTTCTTCCGGCACTTAATCGCCTCCCATCAAAACGGATTGCCCCAACGCTTAATCAATTCTTTTTTCTGCTCTGGTGTAGCTGCGTAGTAATCGTCATACTGGTCTGCTTCCCAGCGTGTTTTCTTCTGTTTCTTTCGTGTCTCTGTCATACTCTGCTGCTCTCTGATACCGTATGTTATAGCAAGCCCCATAACAAGGTCATCGTGTTCGCCTTCTTCTGCTTGTGGCTTACCTTTTATGCGAACAAACGACAGCATTTCCCTTAAAGTGTCCACATCGTTAATCAATTCTATCTCGTCCCTTGCTATCTGTACCAGATTAGCGATTATAACCGGTCTTGTAGCTGATGTGGTGCGGAAACCATATGACTTTTTAATCGCTCCCGTGAACGTGTCCGGCTGTTCTCTTACATACTGGCGATTATATCCCAATCTCGCTACCTCTCTAATCGGATATGTTGAGAAGTTAGCCTCTAAGCCTACAAGAGCAGTATTATAGTATTGTCCTAAGCAATATATTTGCCTTGAATACTCGTCCTCGTCGATATTATCATCATGTAAGACTGCTACTTGCTCACCGGTTACATTATCTATTACATGAGCCGTAAAATAGTCGCTACCTTCTCCGGCTGTATCTCCACCCAGAACATACGGTCTTGACTTCTCCGGCTCTTCGTATATCTTGATATTGCCTCTGTCGCTGTCAATCCAACGGGCATTAGTTATATATTGCCCGTCATAATCATACGCAAAATAACCACGTTTCAGCGGCTTATAGCCCTGCAAGTCATTAATACGCTTAATAATCACAGCTGTGTCGAACACACAAGCACCGGTAGCAACGAACGCTTCTTCCGGTGTTGAAGGGTACTCCTGACGGAACATATCTACATCGCCGCCACAGTTATTATTGATACACCATCTACGCCATGACAACTGCTCATTAGTAAGATTATGTCTTGCCTTAAGCTCTTCCTCTTCCGGCGTAAGTTGGAAGCCGTCATACGGTCGGCTATATTCTGCAAGCTCATACCATGGAAAGAAAACCGGAACGAAATCATTTTCTCCGGCGACTGCAGAATCCCATAAACGCTTGAAATCATCATATCCGTTAGCTGTACTCTCTATAATAACCATTGTTCCGGGCTGTGCAGGTACAGACTGTAAAAGACCGTTAAGCGTTGCCATCTTGTCACCCGTCCAAAACGCAAATTCTGATATATGTACATTACTTAGAGTATCGGAACGTCCTACACCGTCACCGCCTGCCGTTGCGCACTTAATGCGGCTATTAAGTCCGATGCCGCCCTCCCTCTTAGCCGGGCTGTCAAATATAATCTCTCTCGCATTGCTCGCTTTTCTCGCCGGTTTAAGCATATCCGGCAGGTAAGAATAGAACAGCTTGGACATATTAAACAAGTTAGTTGTGGCATCGTCCTTGTGAGCTATTATCATGCTGCTGATGTTAGGCTTAACTGCTGTGCGATGGAATATTAACGCCTCTGTTAATGTACTAAATCCCATCTGTCGAGCCTTAAGGATGATTAATCGTATCGGCTTGCCCTGTCGTGCCTCGTTACCAATTATCTTATATAATCGCTCTTGTGGCTCATTGAGCCGGAGCGGAACAATCCTATTATCCTTAGTCCTGATGTGCAGGAAATGGCTTATATACTCTCTTGCATTGTATATATTAATCATGTTATCAGTCATAATTATAATCGCCGTCCTGCTTGCTTAAGAACTGCTCATATGTAACCGTTGCTGTAATCTCCTGCTTATCAGTAAGCCAGCCGGCTATTTTTGCATATGTCTCCAACGCCTTAAGCTTATCATGCAGCCTTATAGTCATGCCGTACTTGTCTTGCCTAATTGACATGATAGCCGCCTGCTTGCTCGGGTCTATCTCTGACGTGGGTATATACTTAAGCTTGCCGTTCTCGTCGACATCTGCATAGTCGCAGATGTTGGAAAAACCGACCGCCGCCAACTCTCTCAATACATCGTCTTGCGTTATCTGTAGCCGCTTGTTTCGCTCCGTCTGCAACTCCTTGATGTAGTCCTGTATGTCCTTCCGTTTAAGTAAGTTACGAGCATTACTGTTGCTTCTGCTCTTGTCCTTCTCGCCGTATGCTGCACTGTATGCCCTTGTTCCGTTGTAGTCAATTATGTATTCTTGGCAGAACAGTTGTTCCTTAAGTATTTTCTTTTCTGACGTTCTCATGTTCTCACCTCCTGACAATAAAAAAGCCCGAGCTGGTAAGCCGGGCAAAGAATAAAAATGAAAGGGAAATGTATTTTATATGCCTATATATTACATTAATATAGTATCATATCCAGATGTTAGATTGTGTTATTATTGTGTTAGATTTTGTTAGGTCTTTTTGCGTTATTTGTCAGGCATTCAAAACAAAAAGCTATCAAAATAACATCTTAACCGCTCGAGATGCAAAAAGATATACAAAAGATATACAACACCACCGAAAAAGCCCGAGATTACGGCATCCGTTGGACGTTATATATTAATACTGTCTTAATTATTGCTACATTATAACGCAGCACCGCAAAAAAATAAGCGGCATCTCTGCCGCCTACCTAATTAATTATTAATACTCTGCAATAGTTCTATTGCCTCTGCCAATCGCTCCCGGTCATCGTCCATTAACTTGATAATGTAAGCACTAAGGCTCATGCCAGCCGCCGCCGCCTGAAGCTTATACTTGTCTCTTACGCCCTTTCCAACTCTTACCTTAATTTCTTCTGTTTTTTCCCGCAGATGTTTTTCCGTTGCTCTCTTCTGTGCCTCTGTATATTTCCGTCCCATACTCTCACCTACCTTATATATTGATTATAGCATTTATGTATATAGGGATATATATATACATTGCACAACAATTTCTTATTTTCTTTGTTGAATATGCCTATTGATTATATATCTCCCATATATTATAATAAGCTCATCAGTTAAGGAAAGTTGAAAAAACAAGAGAAAAAGAAAGCATATAAGAGAAAACAAGAGAAAACATCAAAAGAAAGGAAGAAAAAACATGAAAAACTACAAAGAACATCACACATCATTAACAAGAGGCTACATCAAAGTTAATCAGGAAATCAAAGAAGAGTATAACGGCAGATTTGGCAAGGGCTACACAATAAAAAGACACAATCCTAACAGCACACAGTATTGTTACATTACTTATTACGTAGAAGCTTGAGAGGAGGAATAGGCGTGAAAATTACATTAAGATACGAACGCAAAAACTTTTTCGGGAACCGAGATTATACGGAAGATTGTATTATCTGCCGTAACTCGGAAACCACACAAAATGCAGTGATGAAAGCTCTTAAAAAAGTATTAGATGGTACTAATAGTACAATGCTAATCACAGATTATAGCGGTAGCGATCTTACTATCTGGCAAGAATATAGCGACATAGACAGCGGTACATTAACAATGCGTAAATACGATGCACTTAATAGCTACACCGAAATCAAGATGCAAAAACAGATGTTAAGAAAGATATTAAAACATATAGCTCAATCTAATGATTATTAAGTAAGGAGGCACAAAAATGAAATATTTTACAGGAATTACAACAATCGACGAACTCAAGAAAGTTTACAGAAAACTCTGCCAGCTTAACCACCCGGACAACGGCGGCAACGTAACAATCATGGCGGAAATCAATAACGAGTACACAAAACTTTTTAACATCTTAAAAAATCAGCACAACGCAAAAGCTGAAGCGGACACAACAGGCAACACAAGACCTATAAACGAATGTCCGGAAGAATACATCAACATAATATCGGAGCTTGTAACACTTAAGGGCTTAACCGTTGAGCTTTGCGGCTCTTGGATATGGATAAGCGGAGACACAAGAGAGCACAAGGACAAACTTAAGTCTATTGGCTGCCGCTGGGCGAGCAAGAAAAAAATGTGGTACTGGAGAAGTGAAGCAGATGCAGTTAAAAGCCGTAAAACCAAATCAATGGATTATATCCGCAATAAATACGGCTCAACATCTTACAGCACATCATCGTTATTACTCGCATAATATAATAGCCGCACTGATGAGCCGTAATGACGGCGAAACCCCTCCGGGGTCTGCGGATAGGAGGCGAAGCAATGAAAGAGGAATGTATAAATATATACGCCAATATGTACAACTATGAGGCTATAGCAGACATTGACACTATTAAAAAGTATGACGACTACGCCAAAAATGATATAATACATTTGCAGACAGCTATCAACCGTATGCAAGAATACCGCTCTAAACTGTACGAGCACGCACAAAAATTAGCAACGGCAGAATATACGCTGCAAGTATCAATTAAGCGTGAGAAGCGTTATTACCGAGATAATAAGGTATACTACTATATCAATATTGCAAAGGTCTTTCCGGGCATCGGAACAGAAACAATATTAGCGGAAACCTATCCCGGAACAGAACGCAACAAAGCAATAGTAAGATACAACGAATTATGTAAGCAATACCCACAAGCAGAACATGTTAAAAATATTGACAAAGCAAGATGGGAAAAATAAGCGTGGGTGATTTATTTCATGCCCCACCGGGACAAAACATAAAAAATTAAAAATAGGTATTGACATTATACGCTAATAGCGTATACTTAGATTAAATTAATAAGTTATACAGTTAAAGAATGGAGGCTACAAAATGGAAGAAAACAAAAAAGACAAAAAAATCATCGTTGATTGTGCTTATTGGTACGATGCATACCCCCACAACATAATTGCAGAGCTTGACGGAAAGATGTATCTTATCCCGACACGCAACCGCAAATCTAACAATCTAAGCGACTTCCGCCTCGTCAAGCAGGTTATTGGCAAGGAATGTATGCGAGAATTCCCTGATTACGATTACATCACATTTGGACTTGAAAAGAAATCCGGCTATAACATTGTATTAAGACGAGCAATAACAGAAAAAGAGCTGGAAGAACTGAAAAAAGAATTCTCACTTACTGATGATGATATATCAGAACCTTACGAATCTGTCCTGGGTGACGTATATGGAAAATACGCCAAGAAATATAAATGTATACAGGTTAAGGTGCCTGATTATGCTGCTATGGGACTTGCAACAAGATTAAGTAATAAGGGAATAGAAGCCGCAAACACTAACGTTGGAATCGTAAAAATCAGAGTTCCCGACTGAACGTTAAAAGAGTTCCGGACCCAAACCGGCATGAGCCAATCTGTATTTGCTTTCCATTTTGGGCTTTCCGTCCGAAATATACAAGAGTGGGAACAAGGCAATAAAGCAATGCCGCCGTACCTACTTAACTTACTGGATAGGATATGGGAATTAGAGCACAAAAGCAATAAGTAAGGCGGGATTGCAACGGGAAAACTAAACAACCCAATAACATACTAATAGCCCCGGTTTCCCGGGGCATTTTTTATAGTAAATTTAACGCTTTTGAATGTAGTTGGCGTACATATGACACATTATATTTAAGCTCTGCGGCAATCTCTTTGTAGCTCTTATACTCGACATGGCGTTTATATAATATCTCAACCAGTATCGGATTTTTAAGCTCATGTATTTTATCAATTACAATGTGTCTTGTAATTATCAATTCCGCTCTTTTTCTGTTGATTTCGGTTTCTATGTCTACAACATTTGCGACATCCTCAGCCAATTTATCACTTGTTGATGCCTGTACTCTTTCGCCGACTTTTGCCGTTATGCTTTCCGCATCCTCTCTAAGCCTAACAAGTTCTTTTTCCTTCTGCTGTATTTGCACATCTAATAGCCGGAGCTGATTAAGATAAGTATTTGCATTCTTCATATCATCACCTACCCTCAATCATTTTTAACAGCTTTGTCATGTCATAAAAATTACATGGGTCTAATCCGGTGCTTTCCTTTATCCTTTTCCTGTGCCATGCAACAGCGTTATAGCTATAAGATATATTTTTAGCTGCTCTTGTCATATTCAAATTACTGTCGGCTAATGCTCTTATAAATACAATATCGTCTCTTCTTATTCCCGGCATTAAGTAGCCCCCTTTGCACTTTTGTGTGCAGCCGTTATTTACTCGTTCTTTTTACTCATCAACTCGCCAGCACAAGCCGCATATCCGGCTATATCAATAAAATTGTCGGCTTTTTCGCTACCGCCTGCAATCCTCGCCGTTTTAAGCAAAATCATCATAGCCCCAACATCGGCAGGACTTATATCAACAAGTGCGTTGTTAGGTGCACATCTTGCTTTTACATAGCTTGTCCATAATTCGGCAATTATAGCAAAATTGTTTTCGGGTGCTCCGTACTGTTCTTCTCGGTCTTTCGTTACTATTTCTTTTGCACTGTCTAAAATCTCCGCTCTTTTCATTCTAACGCCATCCTTCCTAACTGTCTTTCGACCTTGTATTTTTTGTACTCGTCAACTTCGTTTTCGGCTTTTAACATCATTGTGATTTGTGTAATCATAATCCAAACGTCGGCTATTTCCTCAATAACGTGGCCTTTGAGATCTTCCGAATAACCAGAAACTATGTATAAATTAATTGCTTCTTCAAGCTCCTGAAGCTCTTCTAAACATTTTGTAAACTGATGCTTGCCGTAGTGCTCATAAATCATTTGTAATTTTGCTTTTAACTCCGCTTTTTCGATGTCTGTCATTTTGTCCCTCCGCTTATAACAAGCTTGTCTGTTCGCCGTTGTACTTCGTTCTTCGTAACAATATAGTTAATCACTCCATCGGTTCAATACAAATCTCCTTAAAATACGGCAATCTCTCTATTTCCTCACGGAATGTATGCCATTCATCAATTTTATGATTTCTTCGGGAAAAATACATATTTTTTAAGACCTGATAATTTAACTGTACAGTAGCACGCATATTATAGCCTTCAGGCAACAGTTCAATTAACGCTCTCCAATACTTTTTATTGCCTGTTTCGTTAAAGTCTTTTCGCAATCCTTCGCAAACAGACCTAACCTTGATAAAAACATCTTTTGCATAAGCTATTTCATATATTCCTTCACGAGTAAAATCATTGTGTGAAAACTCCTTTGAATGGATACGGTGCATTTTACTGCATGAGTTTCTAACAGTTCCGACTTTGTAAGTGTCAGCTTCCGCCCACCAGAATTGCGGTGCTGTAATGTCCATCGTAACTACAATCATTCTTAAGAATTTTGAATGATCTGTTCCTGCTTTTGATAAGCTCTGCATAAGTTTTAAATCGTTTTTGCCTAAGTAAACGCCCTTGCAGTTTATACACTTTTCGGGTATCTCGCTTTCAGTGCAAGATGTTAAACACTTTGAGTACTCCATCTTTTCAACGGAGCACTCGCAACTGTCGGATTTTTCCCAGCTATTTAGAGGATTTCTCATTCCTCTAATAGCAGGTTCCCAGCCGTAAACATTAATATTCTCTATTTTAATCATTCTTCGTCCTCCTTGTACAATTTAACATGTTTCCATGCCCTTGTAGAGCGATTTGCCCAGCTGGTAGCACCATCAAGCCAAGCTAAACGCTCATTAGTACATCTATCAATACCGGCAAAATATCTCCTATACCAATTTATCTTATCGTCGCTCACAAAAATCTTTGTATCAATCGGCACTTTCGACCAGTCAACTTCCTGATACTCTGCATTAAGCCAATTCCTTATGTTTTCTTCGCTCCCACATTCACCGTTAAACACACATTCTTCACAGGCTTCTATATCGTCATTATCGCAACACATTAATTTTCCGTTTTTCTTATTTATGCCACCTATGCCATACCCACGTTCTTTGATTAAATCAACAATTATTTCTTTCCCGAACTTCTCAAAATTAGTCATTTTCACACCCTCCTGTAATATGTTTGTTTGTATCTGTTTTTTTAACGCTTCAATAGCTAAATCAATGTTTATGGCATAGTCGAGTGGATAATTCCACTCAACATCTGCCTTTGCCACTTCTAAAACTTCTATTGCTTCTCTTACTTCGTCCGATGTCATTTACTCAACCTCAATTCCTGTAATAGCCGTAAATATTTCTGCATCAAATTCCGGTAAGCTCTTAAAATACTCAATTAGTTTCTCCGGCATATCTTTATACGCTGTTTTATCATCTACGCCCTCAATTCTCGGTGCAGGAACACATTCCCATTTCTTTTCTTTTCCGTAGAAATCAAAAGCATTTGTAAATTTCGGATACCAACCGTCTGCACATTTTCTTATATTTTCTTTAACTTCGTCAAATCGTTCCTTATCAATATTTAAGTTAAACAATTTATATCTGCCAGTCTCGTTAATGCACATAATAGAATATGCAAGACCTTCGCATTTTTTGATGTAATAGCAATTAAATATGCCGTAGCCGGTGTTTATGCCGTCGCTGTAGCTTATGCCGTAGCCGGTGTTTATGCCGTCGCTGTTGCTTATGCCGTTGCTGTAGCTTATGCCGTCGCTGTAGCTTATGCCGTTGC